CCATGGGATTTCCTCATTTTTACACACCATCAAACCCGACAACCAGGTCGAAGCGGCTGCCGTGCCAGCCGCGGCTTGGGAAAACAGAGAAAGGAGCGATACATTTGCTGAAACTGAAAGAAATTCGTCTGCGCGTCGGCCTGACGCAGGTACAGCTTGCCGAGATCGTCGGCGTCAGCCAGGCGAACGTCTCGGCGTGGGAGCTGGGACAGTCCGACCCGAGCACGGACACTGTTCGGAAGATCGCCGCAGCGCTGCACTGCACGACCGATGAGCTGCTCGGCGTAGAGCAGGGGGCATGAGAGACATGCTTGATTTAGCTCTTATCGCGCTGCTGCTCTGGCTGAGCGGCTTTTGCGCCGGAGCCTGGTTCATGCGGCGCGACATCGAAAGGGAGGACGAATGATGCCGAAAGTCAAGTATATTTGGACACCTCAGTCCCAGCGCGACATCTTCAACGAGATCGTGGAAATTTACATGGCAAAGATGCGCATTCGCACGCAGGCTGCGCTTGCGGATCGGCTTAGCATGAACCGAAGTGTGCTCAACAAACGGCTGCAGCACGGCGGTTGGTCAGACGTGGAGCTTTGGACGCTGATCCGGACGTTGAAAATTGAGCCGGAGGACGTGGCGCGCATGATGGCCGCCTAACTATATTTTACCCGAAAGGAAAGGAGAGAAAGGCATGAACGATCTTGAGTTCCTGCGCTATGCGGCTGACCGCGACGGTCTTTATCCGGCATTTGCCGGTATGGTCCAGTCCGTCGTCAGCGCGAAGGAGATGTCGTACCGCGCCAAGATCCAGCGGCTCCGCGAACTCAGTGCCGCACTGGATACGGTCATTGACGCGCAGGGTGCAGGAAAGTGAGGAGGGCGTTATGCCAAGGGAAAAGGAGACCTACCGCGCGGTTCTGGCGGACCTTTTGGAGTATACCGGAAACCGCCGCTTGCTGACGGCAAAGGACGTCGGGGGCTACCTCGGCATCGACCCGCGCACCGCCGCGCAGCGCTACTGCATCGACCGCCGCGGGATCGCGGCCCCGGTGCTGGCATCCATGCTGGCTCGCTAAATCGACATTACCACAAAGGAGGAACAAAGACAATGGCAGCGTTATACCCAAATATCTACCAAAGAGGGCGGAAAACGACACTTTTGACGCAGGAAGAGGCAGCGGAGCGGCTGCACATCTCGCCCGAAACGCTCAAGCGCTACGAGGGTGGACGGCTCACGCCGCCGGACGAGACCGTCGCGCGGATGTGCGAGGTCTACGGCGTGAGCTGGCTGGCGCTGGAGCACGCGAAGGCGACCGACCGGCTCGGCATCCTGCCGGAGCTGGAGCCAAAGCCCCTGCCGATGGCGACCATCTCGCTGACGAACCGTTTGCGCGACGCAGCGGACCGGCTCGCGGGGCTGCTCCGCATCGCCGAGGACGGCGTGATCGACGACGCGGAGCGCCCGGAGTTCGACGACATCGTGCAGGACCTGCGCGAGACCATCGCCGCGGCCTATCAGGTGATCTACGCGGACGCAAAAAAAGAACGCCCCGAGGCGGCAACCTCGAAGCGTTCACGCTCTCAGAAAAACTCTGAAAACCATTGTAAGGCTATTGTACCGCAGAAAAAGAGAAATGTCAAGGCTCTCCGAGGGGAGGCGCGCGCATGACGGGACTGGACATCTTCCTGATCCTCGTCGGCGTCACGTCTCTCACGGAGCGGCTGATGAAGATCATCGTCTATTTGGATGGAGGGAGCTATGGGAGACGCAAGGATCGTTATACGTGAGCGGGGGTATTTTTCGCTGCCTCGAAGTGCCGCACAGGACGACCGGCTTGCGCTGGAGACGCGCGGCCTGCTGGCATTGATGCTGAGTCTCCCGCCCGATTGGGACTACACCGTGACCGGCCTTGCCGTCAAGGCCGGCTGCGGCCGCGATAAGATGCGCCGCATGGTGCGTGAGCTGGAGGCTGTCGGGTATCTGGTCCGCGAGCAGGCCCATGACGAGGGTGGGCGATTTGACGGCAACGTCTATGTTCTGCAGGAAACTCCACCGTTGTCGGGAAAACCAGACAACGGTGAAACTGCCCGCGAAAGCCCGACACCGTTGGACGGGTTTTCAGTCAACGGTGAGGAGGATAATTCCACCGTTGTCGGGAAACACCGACAACGGTGTGAACCGTCAACGGCTGATCCGTCGACGGGTTTCAAGGCGGAACAGATTAGAGAAGAAAAGATTATGGATAGAAATATACCCCCCTATAATCCCCCCAAGGGGGACGGCGCGGAGCCGAGAAAACAGCGCAGCAAAACGACGCCGACCTGGAAGCCGGAGCGCTTCGAGGGCTTCTGGGCCTACTATCCCCGCGGGGAGAACCGCATGGGCGCGGTGCGCGCCTGGGACAAGCTCAAGCCAGACGACGCGCTGATCGAGACGATAGGCCGCGCGCTGCAGCTCCTCAAGGCGTCGCAGGCATGGCAGGACGGCGTCGGCATCCCCTACGCCGCGACCTTCCTCAACGGCCGGCGCTGGGAGGACGCCAAGGCCAAGCGCCCGGCGCAGAGTGCCAAGGCGCAGCCGGTGCGCCGCATCGAGCAGCCGCCGGATAGTCAGGACGGAGGGTGGACATGGGCCGAGTAGACGCGCAGCCGAGCGCCGGTTTGGAAGCCGAGCGCGCCGTGCTCGGCGCGATGCTGATCGACGAGAGCATCGTCAGTCAGGTGCTCGCCGAGGTGGACGAGCGCGACTTCACCAGCACAGCCAACCGGCTGATCTTCCAGGCGGCGCGCGAGGTGTTCCGCGAGGGCGGGCACGCCGACGCCATCACGATCAACGCGAAGCTCGGCTATGCCTCCGGCTCGCCGCAGCAGCAACAGCTCATCGACCTGATGGAGGTCACGCCCACGAGCGCGAGCTGGCGCGAATATGCGCAGCTTATGCGCGAGCAGGCGGCGCTGGGCCGCATCCGCGCCATTTCGGCGCAGATCAACGGCGCGGCTACGCTCGACGACGTCCGTCCGCTGCTCTCGGAGCTGCAAGCGCAGATGACCTCGCGCCGCGGCGTGAAGGTGGTGCCGATGCTGGAGCTTTTGCAGGATTTCTCCGCCCGCCACGCGAGCGGCGCAGCCGCGGACTATGTGGGCTTCGGGCTGGACGTGCTTGACCACAACAGCTTCATCCGGCGCGGCGACGTGGTGGTGCTGGGCGGCTACCCGAGCGACGGAAAGACGGCCCTTGCCCTGATGATGGCCTATCACATGGCCAAGACGCTCAAGGTCGGCTTTTTCAGCCTCGAAACGTCCGCCGGCAAGATCGGCGACCGCATCGTGACGCAGGGGATGAAGATTGACTTTGACGCGATCAAGCGCAGCCGCCTGACCGACCGCGACTGGGGCACCTTCGCGGTCTGCTCGGAGGACGCGGCCAAGCGCCGGCTTGACGTGATCCAGGCGAGCGGCATGACCGCGGGCGACATCATGGCCGAGGCCATCACCTACGGCTACGACGTGATCTTTGTGGACTACGTCCAGCTGATCGTCCCCGAGGGCAATCCGCGCGATCTGCGCAGCGAGCAGATGGCGACCGTCTCCCGCGCGCTGCACACCTTCGCCCAGAGCCGCGGCGTGCTGGTGGTGGAGCTGGCGCAGCTCAGCCGCCCCGAGCGCGGGGCATGGCGCGCGCCGGATATGCACGACCTCAAGGAGACGGGCCAATTCGAACAGGACGCGGACCTGATCGTGATGATTTACCGGCCCGACCCGCAGCAGAACTACTCGCAGGAGAAATGCCGCGTCATCCAGATCGCCAAGAGCAAGGAGGGCCGGCGCGGCAAGGGCGTGTTTGCCTTTGACGGCAAGCATCAAACCTTCGCGCCCTACACGCGCGACGACGAGAAGGGCCGGAAGGAGAAAACGGACGGCGAAGCGCCCGGTCAGATGGTGCTTGAAGAAGTGCCAGAGGACGAGCGCGCGCCGTTCTGAAAAAAAATCGAGAGAAAGAGAGAAACGATATGCCAAGAATCGGAGATACCCACGCCATTTTGGCGGACATCGGCGCGGCCATCGGCCCCGGACATCGGGAGCTCCCGCGGCTGCTGCCCGGGCGCATCGTGTACATCAACCGCGCGCACCGCTGGTTCCTCGTCGAGGCCGACCTCGGCGACGGCGTCAAGGTCCGCGAGGGCTTCAAATTTTGAGAGAGAAACAGGAGAACGACATGAAAACCATTGCGATCATGAACAACAAGGGCGGCGTCGGCAAGACCGTCACCGCCATCAACCTCGCCGACATCCTCGTCGCGGACTACAAGCAGCGCGTGGTGCTGGTGGACTGCGACGGGCAGGCGAACCTGACGCGCTTTTTCCTGCCGGGGGCAGACAAGCTGGAGCTGGTCACCACGGCGGACGTGCTGCGGGGCGACTGCGAGCCGCTGTGGAGCGACAACCTCGTGCCCATCCGGCCCGGGCTCGACCTGCTGCCGAGCAGCTCCGACCTCTACGAGCTCGACCTGCAGGCGATCAAGGACGGCGTGAGCGCGCCGGAGCGCCTGCGCCACTTCGCCGAGGCCGCGGCTGCGGACAGCGAGGTGGACTGGATGATCTTCGACTGCCCGCCGGGCTACACGCTCGCGAGCGTCGCGGCGCTGCTGAGCGTGCGCGAGGTGATGATCCCCGCGCTCGCCGACAAGTTCTCGCTCGACGGCGTGTTCGCCGTGACCGCGCAGCTGCGCGGGCTGAGCGCGGCCTGTCCGGGGCTGCGGTCCCGCGTGCTGCTGACGCAGACGCGCAGCGCGGAGGTCGTGGGCGAGTGCGAAAAGCTGCTGCGAGCGCAGCGCGTGCCGCTGTACCGCACGAAGATCCGGCGCACGGACAAGGTGCCGGAGAGCACGGTGACGCTCTCGCCGATGCGGGAGTACAGCCCGCGCAGCAGCGCGGCGGTCGACTACCGCTGCCTCGCCGGCGAGCTGATGGAGGAGGTTTAATATGGCAGGCAAAAAGTTTGACATTACGAAGTTCGCGTCGACGCTGCCCGAGGCCGTGCCCGAATCGGGCACACGGGAGCAGATCGAATACATCGACGAGGCAAAGCTCAGCGGCGACGGCGAAAACTTCTACAGCATGGAGGGCATTGAGGCCCTCGCGCAAAACATCGAGCTGGTCGGATTGCAGCAGCCGCTGCGTGTTCGCCCTGACCCCGATGACGAGGGCGGCTACATCGTGGTCAGCGGTCACCGGCGCCTGACCGCCATCCGCACGATTTGCAAGGCGGACGAGCCGGAGCGCTGGCGGACCGTGCCGTGCATCGTGGAGCGCGGCGAGCTGTCGCCGGCCATGCGGGAGCTGCGGCTGATCTACGCCAACAGCGACACGCGCCGGATGAGCAACGCGGACCTCAGCGCGCAGGCCGAGCGCGTGGAGAATCTTCTCTACCAGCTGCAGGAGGAGGGCGTGGAGTTTCCCGGCAGGATGCGCGACCATGTCGCCGAGGTCTGCCAGATCAGCAAGAGCAAGCTGGCGCGGCTCAAGGTGATCCGCGAGGGGCTGAGCAAATCTGAGCAGATCGCAAAGGCGTGGGAGAAGGGCGAGCTGCCCGAGGCGACAGCCTACGCGCTCTCGCACATGCCGACGGAGCTGCAGGATGAGATCGCCCACGTCTACACGCACCGAAAGAACTACTATGGCCACGGCCTGACATATCTGGGTGAGCGGAATGTGACGAAGATTGCCGAGGCTCTGGCGGCGCTTGACGCGCTGCCGTGCAAGAAATGCGGCGGCAATTGCTCGGACTGCGCGCAGGGCAAGCGGGAGCACATCATCTCCACGCTGATCGAGAGTTGCTATTCCTACGCGCCCTGCGGCGCGACCTGCTGCGAGAAGTGCTCGGAGCAGGCCACCTGCAAACAGGTTTGTCCCCTGCTGCTCGCCAAGCAGGATGAGATGAAAACAAAAAAACGCGCGGACCAAAGGGCCGAGCGGGAGCGGCAGGCGGAGGCCGACCGTCCGGTCATCGGCGAAATCACGGAGCTGTGGCGCCGCTTTGGCGTCGCCCGCGCCGCGGCCGGAAAAAGCGTAGTGGAGTGCTACAACGCCGCGGGCGTTGTGTATGGCGTCCCCGACGCGGACGAGGTTGTGCGGCTCGAAAACGGCGAGGCGAAATACGCAACCAACACCAAGCTGCCTTATGGTTATAGCTGCTACCTCGACGACATCCACCGCTTTACGCGCGTCGCGGATCTGCTGGGCGTGTCGCTGGACTACCTGCTCGGACGGTCGGACGAGCTCAGCCATGCGCCTGCTCAGAGTGCCGCGTTGGAATGGCAGGCCGGAAATCCACCGAAGGCGGGCGAATATTATGCCTGCTTTGACATCGGCAAGAATGCCTGCCGCCTTGCGACTTGGAGCGGATGGGACTGGCGCTTTGTCGGAGGCGCTACGATCGAGGCCCCGTGCCTCGGCTGGTGGCCGCTGCCCTCGAGGGCGTCGGCAAAGGAGGGCGCATGAAAAACGCTTACGCAAAAGAGCAGGCGGAGCTGCGGCGGCAGCTTCTTAATTACGGGGCGCTGGTCGGCCAGCAATTCAACGTGGACATGATGTGCCTTGCCCTCAACGAGGAAGGCTTTGGTCACGACCGGATCATGCGCATCATCCACCGCGCGGAGAAGCACGGCGAATATTTTCACGAGTGCCTCGCCTACGGCGTGGAGAGCGACGCGCGGTTCGAGCAGCTCGACCAGCGGCTCCGGTACATCTGCCGCGACCACCCGGAGGACTTCGTGCCGCGTGAGGAGCGCTACCCCAACGTCAAGGTGCCCGGCATGGGCAAAAAATTCAAAGCGGACCCGATAGGAGGATGAATATGAAAAACGAAGAGATCGTCAGGGCCCTGCGAAGGCTCAAGGTTGAGACCGGCTCGCTGGTCTGCATGGGCTGCGGACGCGAACACAACTGCGGCATCCTCGGCTGCCGAATCGTGCGGGAGGCCGCGGAGCTGATCGAGAAGCTGACTGACCGCTGCGCGCGGTACGCCGAGGAGATCGCCGTGGCGCAGGAGCGGCAGAGATGGATCCCTGTGACGGAGCGCCTGCCAGAGGTGGAATCTTGGTATTTAGTGGCGATTCTCGACAAAAAGCTCAGAAAGACAAAGGTTGAACAGGATTTGTTTGCAATTGAACTTGCAGAACGCTATGGACACGACGCCGGGTTTTGTAAGGCTAACAGATGGAAAGATCGCGAAGAACTCATTGCGTGGATGCCGCTGCCCGAAGGGCCGGAGGTGGAGTGAGCTGCTATGGGTGCGCCTGCAATTTTTGCCTCTATAATTGCGAGCTGGAATCTTACTATTTTACGCCGGGTGAGGTCAAAAACGTTGAGGACATTTGCTTTTGCTGCGATGAGTGCAAATGGTTTGATGGCGACTGGCTTGGCAAGCGCAGCCAATGGCGCGAAGAATGTCCACGGTTTTACGAGCCGATAAAGCGCACCGAGATGAAGCGATTTACTGCAGAAAAAATTGCGCGACAGAAACGGGCGCTATTTCAAGTGATTAAAGGAGCTGACAAATGACTGACATGGAACGCAAGACCTTCTGCGCGGCGCTCAGCCGCTACGGCGCGCAGGCGCAGATCACGATGGCCTTTGAGGAGATGGCCGAGCTGCAGGATGTGCTGTGCAAGTTCCTGCGCGGGCGCGTGGACGGCGACACGCTCGCCAACATCGCCGAGGAGATCGCCGACGTCGGGATCATGCTCGACCAGATGGCGATCCAGTTTGAGGTCGAGGACGCGGTGGCAGAGCAGCGGGCACACAAGGTCCAGCGGCTGCGGAGCCGGCTTGAATACGTGGAACAGGAGGGCTGACAATGCTGAATCCGAATGATTTGACAAAGGCCGAATTGCTGCAAGTGATGGAAATGCTGGAATGCACAGCTGAGTATTATCTGGATCGCGCATTAAGTCAAATCGAACGACAACGGAACGACGCACACTACGAGAGATCTCGGCGGCTGATCGACGAGGAGAGAAAGCATAACAATGCCTATTTAGAAATCCTCCGCCCATACGAAGGGAAGCACCTCATAGATATCCCTCCAGATGTCGTTAAGAGGGCACAGGCCGAGTGGGAGAAGGCCCGCGCGGCAGGACGCAAATGGGACAAACTGAATGGCATCGATTGAAAGAAGGAGGACTGACAATGCCTGAATTTAGACGCTTGACCTACAAGACGCCGGACGGGGCGTGGGGCATCGAGGGCGTGAGCCTGCTCACCTGCCCGGCGCGGCTCTACGGCGCGGCCGCGAAACTGTGCGACATGGAGAGCCTGTGCGAGGACGTGTACCGCGCCAAGGACGCCGAGCTGACGCTCGACGCGCTGCAGGAGCTGGTGGACAAGGGCCTCGGCGGACGATTCCTCGACCTGCGCAGGGCGCTGAAAGGAGTGACACTATGACGGGGAGCAAGGTGCTGATTGTGAAGCTGCCGGAGCTGCACGCTGACGTCAAGGCGCTCGAGGCGTTCCGTGCCTATGTGTGCGACGCGCTCGGCGCGGGCACGCTGGTGCTGCCGCTCGGCACGACCTACGCGGTCGAGGACTTCCCCGCGCTCGGCGCGGTGGAGGTGGGCGCGGGGAACGACGTGCCTGTCGTGATCGGCGGGTCGAGGCCGACGCCCGCGGGCGGAGGCGGCGGGCTGGTCGTTGGCGGGCGCGTCGTCCGCTCGGTGCCCGATTCGGGCACCGTAAAGGACCCTCCTAAGAAGGAGCTGCCCGACATCCCCGCGGCGAAGGGCGTGAGCCGACCGGAGCCGAAGCCGGTCGAGCCGCCGGAGAGACCGCCCGAGGAGAAGCCCGACGTGCCGAAGCCGACGGAGATCAAGCTGCCGTTGGCGGTCGGTCAGGCAACGCCGCGGTTTGCCGGGATGGCGTCGAGCGAGAAAGCGGACATCCACGCCCGGTTGAACCGGTACTGGTCGGAAAAGGGGCCGGGCTCGATGATCAAGCTCTCCGAGGCCTGCGGGCTGGACGCCTCGAAGCTCTACCTGATGCAGCGCAACGACGGGAAGTTTGACATTGAGCATTGGCGCGCGGTCAACGCGGGTCTGGACAAGCTCGGATACGGAGGGATGAAATGACAAGAAAACGGATGATCAAGCTGCTGATGGGGTTGGGCGCATCTCGTAATAATGCGGTGTGGGTCGCGAACCAGTGTGACGGCGCAGTATCGCACATAGACTGCTTTTCCTACATAATCGCGGAGCATATTAAGTCTTGCCGCAGACAGCAGGCCAAGCGTATCATTGAGGACGACATGACCGGCGCGGTCGCCGGAATTGTCGGGAGCGTGTATGGCTGAGCGGTTCTACTGCGTGCGCCAGCGCGCGGGGAATCTGGTCAAGGAGTACCGCGGGACGTTGCCGCCGCGCTATGCGCCCTCCGACACCGACGAGGACCGGCGCGCCAAGGCCGACCTCAAGGCGCAGCGGCGCACGGTGCTCAACCGCGACTCCACCGACCGGCTCGAGCTGATGATCGCGCTCATGGGCAAGTACGCCACGCACTACATTCTGGAGTTCGACGACGAGCATCTGCCGGAGCGCTTTGCCGATGTGCGCAAGGCGCTGCGGGCCTTCCTGCGGCGCGTGGAACGATTTCGAAGGGATAGGTTTCTTGACTATATTCCGGTCATAGAAGGGCGGCATGGAGATCACAGGTACCACATACACCTTGTTGTTGATCGCCGGCAACTGCCTGCTGAGACTGTTCGGATCTTGTGGGCGGGCGGAAATGTGACGGACTGGCCGGTGTTCAAAAGGCGTGGCAAGGTTCTTGGGTTTCGATATCTCGCAAAGTATCTCTCGAAGGAGCGGAGCGACGGCTTTATTATTCCAATCGGACGGCACCCGTGGAGCTGCTCGCGATGTTTGAGCGCAAAGCTTCCGCCACCGGAAGTCTGGCTCGATGAAAGTGGACAAATCGAAATTCCGCAAGGTGCACTGCTTCCAAAGCGACGCAGCGGATGCAATCAATTCGGAAGCTACCAAGTTGCCACATGGATCGATCCTTAAATTAGAATAAGATCGCGCGTGCGCGCGACATTACTTGTAGACTATTGGTTATTTGTTGACAAAATAGTAAAAAGGGGTGAAAAGCTTGCAAAGCAAGGAAAAACGTGATAAAATTTCCGTAGTGGATGGGCGGATCGTGTGCCCGATCTGCCGAACAAAAACGCAGCAGGCCGTGAGACCTGAAACGACGGCAACGTACTTGCAGGTTTTCTGCCGGCGGTGCAAATGGGAAGCTCTTGTGAATATCGAAAATGGCCAGTGCTCTTTGAGTAGCCCGTGCTGATCAATCCTTGGACGGATGATCGGTGCGGGTTTTTATTTTTGCCCAGGAGGTGCGCGATGGCTAAATCACCACTTCGGCCGTGCCGGCACGCAGGGTGCCCGGATCTGACACGCGGCGGCTGGTGCGCGAAGCATCGGCCGCAGCACCAGCGACGCATGAGCGCGGCGTATCATTCCTGGTACAGCCTGCCGATCTGGACGGACGATCTCCGTCCGGCGCATCTGCTCGCTGAGCCATTCTGCTGCGAGTGCGCGGCGTCCGGCGTTCGTACCCGCGCGACGGTAGTCGACCACATCAAGCCGTTCCGCGGCGACTGGGCGCTGTTTGTCGACAAGACGAACCACCAGAGCTTGTGCAAGTGGCATCATGACCGCAAGACGGCCGCGGAGCAGCGTGCAGATCGTCAGGAAAACGCGCAGAAATAAAACGGCCTGGCTGCGTCAAGCATCGCCTGCGCCGGAGCGCGCGTCTGTCGGTGCGCGAGCGCGTGCGTGTGGTTCCTTGCACCCGCCCCCTGGTCAAAAAAAGTTTCGGGCGCTTGCCTGAAATACCC